ATTAGTTCTCTTAAAGTTTCATTAGTTTCTAATTTACGTCTTGTAAATTTACTAGCTGGTACTCTATATGCTAATTCTGTTTTTGGACGGTCCATACCGTCTTGAATGGGTTTGAAAAAGAATGGGTAGTTAACTGATATGGGTACAACCTTATCGGTAAACATGGTTTTAGCATCTGGTCCAGATTTTGAAAGTATACCGAATCTTGAATCAGTTGAAATTGTAGCGGTATTAACTGCTTCTCCTGAGGCCATAAAAGAAAATCCGGAACGTCTGTTTTTAAGGTAACACATTCCGTAGGATCTATGGTCTGCTTTACAAGCTTCCCAGAAAATGAAGAATAATCTATTTGCTTCCCTAAAGTCTGGTGGCCCAACGTCAATTTTACTCCACTGCAAGTACATATAGTGAGTACCAGTAAGATAAGTAGGAATTTTTTTATTATAAAACCAAAAACCTTCTTCACGTCTTTTAAACTCTGTATCAATATAATCATACCATTTTTCTTTAAAATCTAAATCATATTCCTCCCAATCAAAAATAGTTTTAATTCTTTTAAAAGCTTTTGGAAGAGGTTGTCTCTGCCATTTATCACCTAAATCAATTACATTTTCGTTTATCTTTGGTAATGCTATTACAAGATTTTGTATTTGATATATCTCCCCTATTTCACCTGTTTTAGAGATTACAATAATATCATACTCTTCATTATAACCATATTCCCATTTTTTATACCTATTATTTTTTTTAATAATTTTAGGTTTAATATAATTTGGTAAAACTTTATATAATTCTTGCTTATACATTATTTAGATCTTCCTTCTGCAAAACCTTTAAAAGATTTTTCTTCTTTTATTTCTTTAGGTTTTTCATTGATAATATCTTCTTCTTCTTGTATTCTTTGCAATATCTCAAAAGCATCAAATATAGCTAATTTTTTTGTAGCTGCAGCATTTTTAAGTCTGTCTGCGGAAATGTCAGGTCCAAAATCTATAATAGGCTCTTTAGCTACTTTAATTAATTCTTTAACCGCTATTTGCCCAGCTTGGATTATACTCTTCTTGGTTTTCTTTATTTCCATATTTAATTACAATATCATTTGATTTCATACAATACAAACGCTCTTCATTTACAATAAAATCATATTCTCCGTATGGAGTATATCCTACACAGTCTCCCTCGTGTATTCCTAGCGCTTCTAAGGAACTATTACCTATTTTTAATATACCAATAAGGTTTTGCTCTTTATCTATCTTAAATTTATCTTTTGATTTTAAAGGTTTTACAAAACACCTATCATTTATGGATACCCAATGTTGTTTATGTTTATATAGATAAATTTGATCTATAGCACATAAAAATAAGTTATCAAATAAATAAGAACGAGATTTTTTCTTAACACCTTTTATATCATAAAATGTTCTAAAAACATTATGATGTATTAATATTAAATCACCTTTTCTTATTGGAGTAGCTAATGCTTTAGGAGTTTCTATAACTTTTGCAACATTATTTACAAATTTAAAACTTTCTATTTTAGTATTTAATATAAGATTTTTTTCCTCTACTTTAATTTCATTATCATAAGTTTCACCAAGTGGCTCTACTATAAAATCATATACACTTTTCATTAGTATTCTAAGTCATATTCAATAGATATAGCCATATTGGAATTAAATTTTTTCCATGGTAATACCTCATCATTTTTTTTAATGTGAATATTATAAGAATCATCTTGCTCAGTGTGAAGTATATGGGTTATTTCATGACCACCGTAAACTTGTTGTCCTACAGAATAATGCATTGCATCGTTTTTATAATCAGATCCAATGCTTATTTTTCTAATTACATTACTCATTTTCTTTTTCCAGTTCAGATATAGCTCCATTTTTAAGATCTATATTAACCTCACCATATTTTTCTTGTAATTCTTTTTTAACTTCATTCATTTCCTCATTAACTTTTCTCCAAGCAACTTCAACATCAGCTTTTCTAATTTCTAATGTTCCTATTTCTAGTAAAAATCCGTTAAATTTTCCTTGTAATTTTAATATATTATCTAATTCTTCTTTAGATAGTTTTTCTACTTTTTTACTCATTTTTTATTTTATTTAATTTAATTAAACTTCTCTATCTTTTATTATTACTTATAGTTTTAAATTTTTCCGCCCCACGGGAACCAAAATAGGCTACGTAAACGGTAACTAAAAGTGTTTGTAATAAATCTACCCAACTAGTGGAAACACCAAAGCTCCACTCAAAGCTATCCATTAATATTAATATAACCATAGATATAGTTAAAAATATTAACGATAAAGGGCGTGTATTTTTACTTAGCCAAGAGTCTGATTTCATATCTGACTCCCAACGTTTTGAAACTTCTTGCATTTCAACCATATCTTGATCTAATAGTTTTAATGCAGTTTCTTTGTCTTGTTGTGGTAATTCTGGATCTTTGTGAATTAGATTTTTTACTAATCCTAAAACACCTTGATCAGGAAGTACATCTCCAACTGTTCCAAGGATACTAGGGGCAGTCTTACTTAAAAACTGCCCAACTTTAGTATCTTTGAACTTCTTCTTAGGTTTACTCATCTAGTTTAAATTCTAAAACTTGTTTACCATTTGGAAAAATATAATCATAACCAGGATACATAACTGTTGTATAACCTCTGTTGTCTATACCTAAAACCTTGTGTTCAACGCCTTTCATAGTAATTTTATTTCCAGCTATTAAATTAGATTTTTTGTTAACATCAGGACTATTTTTTAAATACCCTTTTTTTGAATACATTATCCTTCGTAATCTCTTTTAGATCTTGATTCGTCACCCTTGTTTCCACCATATGGGTTTCTGCCACTGCCATCACCATATTCTTTAAGTAAAGCTCTTCCTGTTTTTCTAATTCTAACATTATCATCTCCTTCAAATTGGTAAGCATTTTTATTTTTCATAAACTCTCCGCCACTAACAACATTTGGTGAAACGCCCTCAGGAAATTCCTCTACATTTATTCCAGCAACATTTCCAGGTGCTAATTTTTTACCATACATTTCTTGCGCTTTTAAATTTTGTCCAGTTCTAACCAGATTTAAAGAATCTCCATACTGACCAAATGCATCTACAGCTGCCTCATTTACTAACTCATTCCTTTTTTGCTCCGTCATTTCTTCACCTTTACCTATTAGAAAATCCTTCATTTTTTCAGGATCTACTTGTCCAGCACCTTTCATTATACTGTTTACTTTTGATGCACCTTTAGCGTATCCATTTTGTCTACCAGCACCCCAAGTTTGAGTATAACCCATTTTACCAGAGCCATCTTTTTTATCCATGTCCATATGACCGTCACCACTTCCGTGATATTTTCCTTTTCCTGAACCTTCTTTAGATTCAATTTTTTCAATAGACTTTCCAGCTGCTTGTGGATCTGAAGCGTTTACTCCACCCCCATCTTGATTGTCTTTTAATTTATCTGCCATTTTTTTAATTTTTAAAATATTTGTTATATAATTTTTTTTCTGCTTTGTATGCTTCTGCTTCCCATTCTTCTTTTGGATCAGATTCTTCCATGCGTGAATAAGGTAATTCTTCACCTTTCCACATCATGATTTTTTCACCAGCACCATTGGTTCCATAATCTAAACCCGTTCCCGGATTTTTTCTTTCATTTAAATATTGTTCACCGTGTTTAAATTCATGTAGTAATGTATTCATTACTTCATATGGTGAACTTTCTTTAACATGATCCTCATTTAAAATAACATTTGTTGTGTTTTGTGCTCTTGCATAAACCGGATCTTCTCCCATATCTCTTTCAAATACTGATTTTCTTAAAAAATCGAGATTAAAAGGAGGTTTTAGTTTAAAGCCCATGTTATTTTTTATAAGGAAATTTATCATTAAACCATTGCTGCCTATTTGCACAACCACAAGGTATATTAAGACCGTCGGAGACTTTGTCTACAACAGTCTTAATACCTGTTTTTTGTGTAAATTTGGCAATAGTATCACCTAATCCTTGGGATTGCATCTACTATACGTCGTCTGTAGTTACAACAGCCCACGAATGCCAGTACATTTGTAATGGAGTGGATGCTTCGTCTTTACCTAATTGAGCTGAAGCTGCAACACCACCTGGGTTAGCAGTCATAGCTTTTACAATTGCTTGATCAGGAGCAGCTGCGCCATTAGTGATCGTTGGACCAGCTAATGAACTCTTAGAAGTTGCTTCC